CTTGTGAGATTGCCATAATTAACTTCCTAGTCTAAATGTTTTTCGGGTTTAGTCGGTTTAGTAGGAGGCGTTATTACAACTTTTACTGTCCCTACTGATGTATTTAGTGTATCTGACATTATACCGCTCCTCTTCTGCCTTTAACAGGAATACGCGTTTGTCCACTTCTATACGCGTCTCGTCTGTTTTTGCCTTCACCTAAATTCTGAATTAAATCCATAGCTTCTTTATAACGGTTATTATAGTTTGTAATGGTATCTGCGTCAGCCTTTAAGTAAGTAGCCGCCTCCAAAAGCGATCCATATAGTAGTGTACTATCAAAATTATCCCCAAGCCAGCTAGTACCAGCAACAACGATACTTTGAGGATAGTAGTAATAATGAAGTTCGCTATCGTAAGCAGCATCAGGTGTAGCTCCTAATATAAAAGTTGTATCATCAAACACCGCGTAATACTCTGGTTTTTTCCAAAAAGTATTATCTGTATCAGGAAACGACTCTCTAATAAAGTTTACATCTTTGTTAAGAAGATAGGTGTAACTATTATCTGTGTCAATCACAGCTAAACTAAAAGTAGCTAACCAATCAGAAGGAACATTAAGATATTTGCTTCCCGCTGTCATAGTTCCCGTTACATTTTTACGTAAGTCAGGTATTTGAACTGAATTAAATATACGTTCCTCTGCCTGCTGTATAAATAAATTAATATCTGCAGTAGGGTATTCGTCTTCAGTATACGACTGAATCGCAGCAACTAACTCTGTATAGTTCATTACTTGTCCTTATGCCATTGGCCCACGAGCCATAGTACCTTTAGTAGCACAACCATTACCACGAGTTACTACACCAGTAGTTTTAATATCTTTTTCTGGATACCCTGCTGTATTAGGTACAGGTACATCTTGTGGTTGTGTAAAACCATCTACCATTTTAGGTTTTCTTTCTTCATTCTGTTTCATTGTTTTCTCCTAAGTTGTAGTAACCGTTACGGTTCCTATTTGTCCTTCTGCTAATAAATAATTCTCTAGTCCTTCTAGTTGTAAAGGATTTGAAAACCCTACAGGATTCCAACCCCATTGTATATCTCTAGAGCTGTAAGGTCCCGCAATAACAAAACTCTTATCAGGTCTAGGATCTTGTATAGCCTGGGGATCAGTAACCGGATACATACCCTGTAAGTTCTGAGGGTGATCTGGGTTCCAACACTCAGGACACGCTAGTATCTGTGTTTTCGTGGTTCTTATAACTAAGCTTTTTAATTTTGTTAGCTTAAATTGAAACCCACAAACATCACAGTCTGCTATCGCATTCTTTTTACTAGCAAAAGAATTACTCATTATCTTCCTTTAAGATACTGTCTGTCTACAATGCCACCTTTAGAGTAGCCTACTTTACCACCAGATTTCATATATCCCATTTTGTTACGAACTTTTGTAGGTAACTTTTTTAGTCCGGGATTAGCGGGTGCTTTTAGTGCTCCACCAGCTTTCTTTTTAATTGTTTTACTAACATCATATCTTGCTTGAAGACGACCTTGTCTCGAAGGTGATAAATTTTTCTGTTTGGGATCGCCTTCAGACAAGCCTGGCATAGCACGCATTCTGTTGTCATCCCTGTACAGCCCCATACCTCCTGCTTTCCTAAAAAATTTACTTGTAGGACTCATGTAATTTTTTTGTTCTTTTAAACCTTGTGAATACCCAAGGTTATAATTTTCTTGGTCTATAATCGCTTTCTCATATTCTTTTTGGGTCATAGTTGCACCCTTTTTACCGCTTGCTGGGGCTAACCTTTGAATAGCTATTCTTCTATCACTTATAGGATTTTTTGACAGTCGATTAGGAGTCTTGCCTTTCCCTTCAAATTTTTCTTTTAGTTTTTTATTTCTTTTCTTTGATTCTGCCATTTTAATTCTCCTTATACGTATGATTGTCTAGGTGCTATAGAAAGTGTAGCTTTTTCTCTGTCTTCTGTAGAAGCAAGTAGCCACTGCTCTTCATATTCTTGTTTTAAAAATTGTACTTTGGGTCCTGCTTCTGGAATCTTTAGTGATAGATAATAAGCAAGTCCAGCAACCATACAAGGTAAAAACCTAAAGGGTATATGCTGAGTATTAACGCCCGTGCCTGCATCGTCAATTCTTTTTAAAAACCAATAAACAAAAGTATAACTTCCGTCATTTGGGATAGGCCATAAAGTTATTTTAGGAACCGCTGCCTGTCTATCTATATAAACTTGTATAGGTCTACCCGTGTCATTCTTACTAGGTATAGAAGCATAAGTGGGATTAGATATTCTAGATATGGTTATATCCGATTGAGTTGTTCCTGTCCCTGTTCTAATAACCTGACTGATAAGATCAATAGTAGTTGTAGGTAAATCATATGTTGCAGTACCTTGAACAAGAGGAATAGTAGCTTGTTCTACAGTCCAAAGATTAATACCTCGGTTAGCCCATTCAATAGTAAGTAAATTCAAACTGCGAGTAGCCGTTCTTAAATCATAGCCTGTTCTAAGTTCCGCACCGCAACGCTCAAACGCTTCTTCTACTAGCAAGTTAAGATCAAGATTAAAATTGTGCGTATTTGTCGTTGTCATTATTTCTTACCTTTTCTTTTAAGTGCCGCTACTCTACGAGGTTTACCCGCTGGTTGCCCAAGTCTTTTTTTCTGAGCTATGCGCGATCTCTTTTGTGCTGGTGTCATCTCCCCAGATGTTTTTGGGGTTTTAGCAGAAACACGTTTGGAAGGTCTGCAATAAGGCGTACCACGAGTCTCACCTTTTTTTCTACCACAAGCTTTACCTGTTCTTACGTCTTTCCAATCTTCTTTAAACCAGCGTTTTAATGCCGCACCTTTTTTGGTTTTACGAACAGCCATTATTTACCTGCTTTCTTTTTCCTGCATTTAGCAATAGCCCCAGAAGCATAAGCGCTAGGAAAGACTTTATAACTAGCCTTTACCTTTTGATAGCAAGCGTCTTTTACACTCCCACCTTTTTTCATTTTAGTGGGTTTAGTGTGTCCATAGCCTTTTTTCTTTAGCTCTAGATGTTTAGCCATAGTCGGAGCTTTAACTGCTTTGCCCGTCTTCTTATCATACATCATATGAGACTTAAAAACCTTACCACCGGCTTTCATCTTTTTAGGGTTTATAATTCCCATTCCACGAGAGGCTCTCATATCACACCATTTTACCGCGAGTACGCCCACGTTTAGCTATACCATCTGCGCGTTTAGATGCAGAAGAGGCTTTACTGTTTTTCTTAATATTTTTAACAACGCGCTTCTTTTCATCTTTTAGATTGCGTTTACCTTTTTTAGTATAAGCTTTTTCAGCGTCTACTCGACCTAATTCTTCGAGTTCATTTTTTACGCTTCCGCCTTTTTTCATGCCGCCCATTGCAGCTTGTCTACGCTGTGCTTCCATAGCCATAGTCATTCTTGGGTCCATAGCACGAGTACCGGTTCTATCAGCCATAGCCATACCACCACCCATCATTTTCTTGACTTTACCACCCATCATCATTTTCTTGTTGTACATCTTGCTCTCCTTAGAATATTCTTCACCCACAGACTGTGGAATGTTTACCTTTTTAGCAAACTTAGGGTTATTAGCCACCGCCTGCATTAGTTTAAGTTGCTTGGCGCTTTTAGCTGGCATTACTTACCAGCCCACCAATATATAACCGTTGTAATTGCACTGCCGATAGCACCACAAAACCACATAGCCATTTTTCTACCGCCTTTTATTTCAGATAACATAGTTTCGATATTATCCACAGCATTTTTTAGATGACGAATATCTTCTTTCATTTCGTCCATATCTTTTTGCATATGGTCGATAGCTACTGAATGTTCTCCTAGTTCGCGTTCGGTGCTCATTAGCATTTCCACCTTTTTAATGATGCTGCTTTTCTAGTAGGACGACCTTTAGAATCTTTCATGGGGCCTTTCATACCAGACATTCGTGCACAAAAAGATTTACGGCGAGCCGCATCCTTTTTAGTTTTAGGGTTGGGTGCAGGAGCCTTGAGATTAGCCCCAGTTTTACGATTATATTTAGCGCGACCTTTCGCAGTAAGTCCCGCCCCTTTCGAGACAGGAAGCTTTTCGCCCCTTCCTACTGCTAAAGATACGCCTTTTTTTCTAGCTTTAGGTTTAGCTTTAGCTTTCTTTGCTGTTGCCACTATATATTCTCCTAAACACTAGACTACGAATAGAATACTGTTACTGAAGCTACATTAGTTAATGTACAGTAAACTTCAGAACCGAATAATATACCATCGCCCGGAATCACTACATCGTGCATACTAGAATTAGCGTCAGTAACAATTTTTAATTGTACTGTTCCACTAGCTCCGTTTTTTAATTCAACAGAACCTGCGGAACCACTTGTAGTTATGCTTATTGATGCAACGCGACTTCTACGTGGGATTATAACGGCGGGAGAATCAGCTTGAAGAAAGTTGACTGCTGCGATGTCATTTGCTACTAACGACATAATTATCTCCTATTATGCTGGTGTTACTGTAGTTGTACCGTCTGAACCATACCATACAGCATTAGCAGCACTACCCGAAGCAGTATAAATTATACCGTCATCTAGATCGACTGCTTGTAGACCAGCTACTTTATTAGTTGTGTTTAGAACATTATCAATATTAGCAATAATAATTGAAGCATCGTTAAATGAGTAAGCTACAAATCCATTGTTAGCATTGACTGGACCTGAAAAAGTGGTTGTTGCCATTTGAATTTCTCCATACAAAGTGAAGCTTATTAGTCGTGTATGCGTCTGCCGGGACAGTCTAATAAGCCGGATTTTTCCCGGAATACTAGGATACTACACTTATTAAAATGATTATACAATAGAAAAAGAAAAACCCTGGTGGAGGATGGCACCAGGGTTTTCCGCCGAGCCAGTGCTACTTATGCAGCACCTTGAGAACCCCACATACCTAGTGGGTCAGACCAACCAAACGAGTAACGCTCACGGGCTTTGTAACGTACATTGCCTGTGTCGAAGTCGCCGTCCATAGAAGTAGTAAGCGGAGTTCTTTCGAAGTGCTTCATACCGTTAGGAACATCAGT